ATGAAAAACAACTTGACAGAGAAACACTGGATGGATTCATACGACAGCTTAGGTTACAGTCCAGAGGAAAACCTATATCACCTCGTGATTATCAAATTGATGCCGTGGATTTTGCTATCAGAAAACATCGTGCCCTGCTTCTTAGTCCTACTGCTTCTGGTAAGTCATTAATTATTTACATCCTTGTAAGGTATTACAAACTACTATTAAAGGAACAACCAAATGATAAGATACTTATTCTTGTTCCTACAACATCTCTAGTTGAACAGATGTACTCCGACTTTGTAGATTATGGTTGGAGTGAGAGTAATATGCAGAGAGTGTACAGTGGACATGATAGAGAAGTTACTAAACCAGTTGTGATATCTACATGGCAATCTTTGTATAAGATGCCCAAGGCTTACTTCGATAACTTTGGTTTGGTTGTTGGTGATGAGGCACATTTATTTAAAGCAAAATCCTTGACTTCTATTCTAACTAAACTAGATCAATGTAAGTATAGGTTTGGACTGACAGGTACACTAGATGGAATGCAGACACACAGACTAGTGTTAGAAGGACTATTCGGTTCACTAAATAAAGTTGTAACCACTAAGAAACTTATTGATGAAAAGACTTTAGCGGACTTTAAGATTAAGTCTTTGGTTTTGACATATTCAGAAGCCGAGTGTAAACTTGTCAAAGATATGAACTACCAAGAAGAGATGGACTATATCGTAACACACGATAAAAGAAATAATTTCATAAAAGACTTGACACTCAATCTAAAGGGTAATACACTAGTACTGTTCCAGTATGTAGAGAAACATGGTAATGTTCTACATCAGATGATATCTGATTCTACTGATAGGAAGGTGTTCTATGTCTATGGTGGTACAGACACTAAGACAAGGGAAGACATTCGTGCTATTACAGAGAAAGAGAAAGATGCTATCATTGTTGCGTCTTATGGTACTTTTTCTACTGGTATCAATATCCGTAACCTTCACAACATCGTGTTCTCAAGTCCTAGCAAATCTAGAGTCCGTACCTTGCAGAGTATTGGCCGAGGATTGCGTAAGAGTGAAAGTAAAGATACCGCTACCCTCTTCGATATTGCAGATGACTTCTCCTATAAGTCAAAAAGAAACTTCACCATAAACCACTTTCAAGAACGCATAAATATATACGCAGAGGAAGAGTTTGACTACGAGATTACAAGGATAAGAATCAAATGACAGAAAATATCATTCTAAAATTATCAAGTGGTGAAGAGATTGTTTGTAGATTAGTCAGCGATGAAAATGGAAATATTGACATATCAAATCCATTGCTATTAAGTTCAATCCCTAAAGTTACTAGATTAGGAATAGAAGAATCTGTTTCTCTAAGAAGGTGGGTACATTTTGCAGAAGAAGAAGTCTTCACTATAAACAAAGATAAGGTTATACTGAAAGCTGATGCCTCAATCGGATTGTCTAGGTTCTATGAACTTTGTGTTCTTAGGATGTTAGAGGAAGAAACAGGCTTCTCTGAAATACCTACAGAAGAAGAACTTAGAGAGATTGAACTTGAAGAGGAGTTTGATGAGTATGATTCCTATGGGATATCTAATAAAACTATACATTAGATCTATCTATTCTCAAAGGGTACATACCTATAATACCGTCTTGTCAAGAGAAAGTCAACAAGTTTTTGAAAAATAATTATTTTATTATATCTATTGACTTTTCCCTGTAAAAGTGTATACTATATGAACAGTTGTAAATTATAAGCAACAAAATGTGGAGTTATAATGGCTAAAAAACAAAAGGGTGTTCACTACGTCAATAATGCAGAATTCCTAGAAGCTATGAAAGAGTGGAAAGATAAATGCAAAGACGCAGAAGAACTAGGTGACCCACAACCACCTGTTACCAATTACATCGGCGAGTGTTTCCTTAAAATAGCGAATCACCTATCATACAGGCCGAATTTTATTAACTATACCTATAGAGATGAAATGATATCTGATGGTATAGAGAACTGTCTACAATACTGTGGCAACTTTAATCCAGAAAAATCAAAGAACCCCTTTGCATATTTTACCCAGATTATCTATTATGCATTCCTTCGTAGAATTGCTAAAGAGAAGAAACAACAACATGTCAAACACCAAATCATATCCAACATGAATGTGGACTTGATGATGGAAGGTGAAGATATGTCACAAGCAGGATATGTAGACTATCTACAGAAGAACTTCCTGCCAGATGAAGCAGTTTACAAACCCAAGAAAAAGGTTAAGAAAGAACCAAAAGGACTTGAGAATTTTTATGATGATAACGGTGAAAATATAAATGAAGATAGCGCTAATAACTGATACACACTTTGGCGCCCGCAATGACAACCTAGCATTTAACGATTACTTCTATAAGTTTTGGGAAGAGATATATTTCCCATACATTGAAGCTAATGGTATTGATACGGTTATACATTTGGGTGATGTTATGGATAGACGTAAGTTTGTCTCATACAAGATTGCTAAAGACTTTCGTGAACGATTCCTACAGAGATTTGTAGATTTGGGTGTTACTGTCCATATGATGGTTGGTAATCACGATACATTCTACAAAAACACCAATGAGGTAAACTCTTTGGACGAATTGATTAATGGTAAGTTTGATAATATCCATACCTATCCAGCTGCAACTACAATAGAGTTTGATGGAACACCTATCTGTTTTATTCCTTGGATTTGTCCAGATAACTATGCAGAAACCATGAAGCATATTGAGGATACCAAAGCACAAGTTGCTATGGGACACTTAGAGATTAATGGATTTGAGATGCACGCTGGACACTTTGCAGAAGGTGGATATGATAAAAAGTTTCTAAGTAAATTTGATACAGTATTCAGTGGACACTTTCATAAGAAGTCTGATGATGGACAGGTATACTATCTTGGTAATACCTATCAGATGACATGGTCTGATAACAAATGTCCTAAAGGATTCCATGTGTTTGATACAAGCACTAGAGAACTTGAACGCATTGTAAACCCCTACACAATTTTCGAAAAAGTATATTACGATGACAGCGTAACAGATTTTTCTTCATATGACGTATTGACATTGAAGGATAAGTATGTTAGAATAGTCGTTGTTAATAAAAAAGATATCTATCAGTTCGATAGGTTTGTTGACAAAGTGTTGTCCGAATCTGGAGCCCATGAGGTTAAGATTGTAGAGGACTTTAGTGAGTTGGATGCATCTAATGTGTCTGATGAGATTGTTGAGAATGCAGAAGATACTATGACAGTGTTGGAGCGATATATTGATGAATTGGATGTAGAGTTAGATAAAGACAGACTAACATCTATGATGAAATCGTTATACTTAGAAGCGAGTGACTTGGAACTTTGATTACATTTAAATTTGTGCGGTGGAAAAACTTCCTGTCCACAGGGAATAATTTTACAGAAATACAGTTGGACAGAAGTTCATCTACTCTGATTATTGGTGAGAATGGTGCTGGAAAGTCTACCATTCTTGATGCGTTGTGTTTTGGTTTGTTTAATAAACCTTTTAGAAACATATCCAAGAAACAGTTGGTAAACACTGTGAATAACGGTGGTTCTGTGGTTGAGGTTGAGTTTAACGTGGGCGGTAAAGACGTTAAGGTTGTTAGGGGTATCAAGCCTAATAAGTTTGAGGTTTACGTTAACGATAAGATGATTAACCAAGATGCAAATGCAAGGGACTATCAGAAATATCTAGAACAACAAATTATGGGATTGAACTATCGTTCCTTTACACAGGTTGTTATTCTAGGTTCTTCTACATTCGTGCCGTTTATGCAACTTGCTACTAAAGCACGCCGTGAGGTTGTTGAGGATATCCTAGACATTAAGATTTTCTCTTTGATGAATTTCCTCTTAAAGAATCAAACAAAAGAACTAAACGAGAATATACGGAACACTGAAAATCAGTTTGATTTAACCAGAGAGAAGGCGAATCTTCAAGAGAGATTTATTAAGGATGTGATTGAAAATAAATCTTCAATCATTGAAGAGAGTAAGTCTAAAATATCTGGAAACGAAAAATCAATAAAATCTAAGAATGAGTCTATAGTATTATTAGATAAGGCAAAGGTATCTTTGTCATATGATAGTGAACAGAAGATTAAGTTAGAAGAAAAGATTCGTAAACTAAGTAGAAGTGAATCAGCCCTACAGAACAAAAGAGGTGAATATGAAAGGCAAATCAACTTTTTCGAGGAGAACGCAGAGTGCCCGACATGCGAGCAGGATATCACGGATGCAACAAAGCAGACGCAGATTGCAACTCGCAACGCCAAAGTCGGAGAACTTGACAGAGCAATCTCAGACGCCAAACGAATGGAACGAGAAGAACAAGAAAGACTAGAAACCATCAGAGAAAATCTAGAAGCGTTTAGAAAACATGATGTTGAAATTGCAAAGATTCGTTCTTCTATTTCAGAACTAGAAAAGTTCAATACCAAACTTCAGAAAGATATCGAAACGTATGAAAACGGAAGAGTATCGGATGAAGATAAGGTAAAACTTGCTGAACTCAAAGGACAGATTAAACTTATTGAAGAACAAAAGTCTAAGTTGAATGAGGACAAGTTCTATGTTGATGTTGCAAGAAATCTTCTACAGGATACTGGTATTAAGACAAAGATTGTAAAACAGTATCTACCAATTATGAACAAGTTAGTAAATACATATCTTTCCTCTATGGACTTCTATGTACAGTTTAACTTGGATGAAAACTTCAACGAAACTATTAAGTCACGCTTTCGTGACGAATTCTCCTATGCATCCTTCTCTGAAGGTGAGAAGATGCGTATCGACCTTGCACTACTATTTACATGGCGTGCAATTGCAAAGATGAAGAACTCTACTAATACCAATCTACTAATCCTTGATGAAATCTTTGATTCATCATTAGATGGCTCTGGTACAGATGACTTCCTCAAAATCCTAGATACGTTCTCAGACCAGAACGTGTTCGTTATTTCCCACAAACAAGATATGCTATTTGACAAGTTCAGAAGTATAGTTCAGTTCAAGAAAGAGAAAAATTTCTCGCATTTAGTTACATAAATGTCTTGACATTTGTTATCATAACAGGTATACTGTATAGGTAATGATGAGAAACCAACCACAGCAATATGAAAAAAAGTCAAAAAAGTTTCAAAAACCTCTTGACTTTGTTATGAAAACAACGTATACTGTATAGGTAAGATTGAAAAACAAACCTCTAGGAGAGATATATAATGGCACATGAACTTGAAATGATTGACGGAAAAGCGCAAATGGCGTATGTTGGGGAACTTCCTTGGCATGGACTAGGTACTTTGGTAGAACGAGAGTTGACACCAGACCAGTTCCAAAAGGTTGCTGGACTTGATTGGGCAGTAGAGAAACAACCACTTGTTACTGCAACAGGTGTTCCTATAAAAAACAAAGAGGCACTTGTTCGTACCTCTGACAACTCTGTATTAGATGTTGTTGGTACTGGTTGGAATCCAGTACAGAACTCAGAAGCGTTTGAGTTTTTCCATGAGTACTGCATGTCTGGTGACATGGAGATGCACACTGCTGGTTCATTGAAAGATGGACAAATGGTGTGGGCTCTTGCAAAGACAAAAGAGTCTTTTGAATTGTTCAAAGGTGATGTCACTGACAACTACTTCTTGTTCACTAACCCACACCAGTTTGGTAAGGCGATTAACATTCGTATGACACCAATTCGTGTGGTATGTAATAATACTCTAACACTGTCTCTATCACAGAATGCAGATAGAATGGTTACGGTAAATCACCGTAAGGCATTTGACCCTGCTGAAGTAAAAGAACAGATGGGTATTGCTCGTCAGAAAATGGAAGAGTACAAATCAATGGCTGCGTTTCTTGGTTCTAAAAAGGCAACTGGAGAAAACGTAATCCAATACTTCAACGAAGTGTTTGGTGCGCCTGCCAAAGAGAAAGTAGATGGTGTTCTGCCCTTTACTTCTCGCAACTCAAAACTTGCTTTTGAGAATTTGAATGTACAACCTGGCGCTGAGTTTGCTCAGGGTTCATGGTGGACTGCATTCAACTCTGTCACCAACATGACAGACCACTTACAGGGACGTTCTAACGATGGTAGATTACAATCTGCTTGGTACGGACGTAACCGTAAAGTGAAACTCAACGCTTTAGATAAAGCACTTGAGTATGCCGATGCGGCATAAAAAAGATTGGTGGGGGGTTGAAAAATCCCCTGCCAATCCTTATATATAGTAGTGATATGCCGATAATCGGGTATCACAATTTATCTTGCTTAATTAAAGGAGAAAAAAATGGTAAATTACGCAGCACTCGATCCAACTAGGATCAATACTTATTCTATCGGTTTCGATAGAATGTTCGATAGTCTAACCTCAGCGTCAGGCTATACACAACAAACCAACTATCCCCCATACAATATCA